CGCCGTGCTTTACAACAGGAACGTGGAACATACTAGACGCGGATGCGCAGTAGATGTCGCCACCTTGTGCAAATACATCTTGTCGCCACTGCTCGTGAGCGAGCCAAGCGATTACACGTGCTTCGATAGCACTAAAATCAGCTACTATAAAGCGGTGGCCTTCTTCGGCTACGAGAGCCGTACGAATGAGCTGCTTGATCACATCACCAGGGTTTCCATAAAGTAGGTCTAGCAATTCTACATCTCTACTTTTAAGAACGTCCCGAGCTGTATCTAAATCTTCTAGGTAGTTACGCGGAAGGTTCTGCAGTTGTACTACACGACCTGCCCATCGTCCACTTCTCATGGCTCCGTAGAACTGAAGCATGCCGTGGATACGTCCATCGGAGCATACGGCATTTTTCATGGCCAAGTACTTTTTAATGGAAGAGTTGCCCAGGACTTGTCTATTCTTCAGCACGGTGCGCACATCGGAAGGAATATCCCGTGATAGTAGATTTGATACGTCATCTTTTCGCATGGTTTCGATTTCATAGCCAAGGCGATTTGATAACCAATCCTTAAGTTGCAACGTACTATTGGGGTTATCTAGCCCTGTTAGTCGTGCCGATGATGCGGTGGCCTTTTCTACTATTTCATCGTTACATTGAAGCGCTGCATCGACGAGGTCCATATCTACCTTTACACCCCTCCAATTGATGTCTTGATCTAGTAGCCAATATTCATGTTCAATGTCAGGCGGTTTCAATGAAAGCAGGCGTTTACGAATGGCCTTTTCAACCACTACGTCCTGCCTGTTGTATTCAATAAATTCCGCCCATTTGTCGGGCGCATCCTCCGGCATATTCCGTGTCTTGGGATTCGTCTTCGTAGGCTTACGCGGAACGGAGAAGAATTGAATTAGGCGTTTCCCCCGTGAATCCTTAGCTTCTCCTAATTTCAAAGCCTTGGATACATTATCAAGGCTTGCCGGTAAGCTGCAGTACAAAGCAAGTACAGATGTACATTCCCAATTCGTATAGTCCGCATCAGGGAAGTACTTTTTTAGGCATAGCATTTCAAACGCTGCATTGAATGCGGTCTTTGTAATTTCTTTATTATACAAAGCGTCCACCACCCTTTCGGGCAGTGGATTCTTTGTCATATCAATTACTTCGACAGGTTCGTTATCAAAGCTATAGGCAAAGAGCAGTATTTCAAATGTTGTATCGTCAACGTATCGCTGCGCCCCATATTTAATAGGGCAGGCGCAATAGGTTTCCACATCAATACTGAGCTCCATAATTGCCTCCTTAGATTAAATCGTCGTCATCGTCTAGGTCGCTTAAATCGTCGTCGCCGAAGTCATTAGCAGATACATGTACACCGCCTAGGCGTTCGCCATCTTTGACTTTACGGATACCATTTAGACCAAAGCCTACGCCTTTCTTGCCGTTGAAGTTGTAAGCAAAAACGGAAAGTGCAACCTGTGCATATACACCAGAGTAGATTTCTTCTTCGATATCAAAATCGTCCATCTTGATTTTTTCACGATTAAATACGATAGGTTGCTTATCGCTGTTCGCGTTAATGAAGTATTTACCAGCATATGTTTCGGGTTGGTCAACTACCGCTTCATCAGTATCGCCGTCACGTAAGTTCAATTTGAGGTAGGCTGCTTTGCCTTCTACCTTAGCAACTGCTTTTGGATCCGCTTTGAGTTCTTCAATCGCACGTTCAAATGCTTTGATAGTCTTCTTATCTGTTTTATCGATAATGATTTGGGAACTATATTTTGCTTTACCATCATCATTTTTACGAGGTTGTGCGATATTTGCATAAGAAAGTCTTACTACACCAGTTGTTAATTTAGCCATGTTACTGTCTCCTTATTTCTTAAATGGGTTACAATTATGTTCGAACCCTATTACCGTGTTAAATAAATTATCTAATTCGTCTTCGATATCAGACCTTTCGTCATCTAGTTGAATCCACTCATCGTCTTCTTCCCAAGAATATTTCGAAAGGTCTAATTCAGTTTTATAATAGTCTTCTATCGCCTCACACTTAGCATCTACTGCGCAATAGCGAACGTGTAAGCTAGTGGCATAGGCAATAGTAATTTGGTAAAGCTCGTCGAGGTAATGCCCCCGTTCATGGAGCTCTTTTGCGATAGCCCGTACAGATGTCATTTTTCAATCTCTGCCATTAGCTTCGCTACTAATGCTTCTAGTTTAGAGATACGGCTTTGCGCATCCTTCGCTTCAGCTACGTAATCGCTACCTTTACCAAATTTGAAAGATGCGCTGACACTGTACATGTTTTCACTTCCGAATGTACCTGCAATGCCTAGTAGTACTTTTTCATTAGGTCTGTAATACAAACCTAATGCTACTGCATTGGCATTGTGGTAATGGCCATATGCAATAGATGCGCTGAATTTATCATCTTTGTTGAATTCCATAGGATGTAGGCCAGCTAATGCAGCCGCACCTGCACCTACTTTATTTACTCGTCCATCTAATCGGCTAATGTCTGATTTTAAATTTGTTAAAGCATTATGTGTTTGATGCTCTAGTACATCAATTCGTTGCTCATGATTTGCTAAGATACGATTGTGTGCATCCATATCTTCACTCATTGTATTAATGGCATCATATGCAGCATGTAGCTGTGATCCATTTACCGCATCAGTTGAAGATGCATCTATACGGCCTGCAGCAACGTTCTGAATTTGTCGAACATAATGTTTTACACCACCATATCCTGCACGGTCTTTACTACCAACGCTTACTACTGATGTTGCATCTGTACCAGCAAATACATATGTTGTATTATTTACCTTCGCTTGTAGTTGATTAACTGCATCATCTGTTACACTATTCGTTCCTAGTGCAACACTATTTGCCTTATCCGCGATTGTATTGTTTCCGAATGCGAGTGCATCAGTAGCTAATGCTTTGGCGTGTGTGCCAAAGACGAGAGCACCTTGGCCAGTTGTTTCGGAGTTAGATCCGAATACAAGCTGTTCTTTTTGCGTCCCGATTTTATTGTTGTAACCTACTACGGCGGACTGGCCACCTGCTACGGTGCCATTGTTAGCACCGATTGCCACGGAGTTTTCACCAGTCACATTATTGGAACGGCCAAAGGCCACACTAGATTCACCAGATACGAACGCGCCATTGCCGATGGCTACACTATCATAGGACGCCGTTCTTGCTTGGTTACCAATCGCTATGGTGTATTCCACCAAGCTTTCGGCGTGACTGCCGAATGCAAAACTATTGCGACCTGCTGCAGTTGCATTATTACCACCTGCGAACCCATTTTCACCAGTTACAGTATTATTAGTACCAAACGCCAACGCGTTATTCGCATCAATGTGATTTTGGAAACCAGATACCATTGAGCTTGTAGAAGTTGCGGAGATAGTATTATTTGTTCCGCCTACCGTATTGTTGCTAGTTGCGCCGGCCACATTGACAGCTAGCGCAGAAATCGCGAGTACCGCTGTTACTGTTTTATTCATTATGTTTATACCTCATCATCAAATTCATTCATCATTGTTTCAACTGTATTAATTGCTGGGCGTTTATCGCTTTCCGGTACAAGTGTAGGCTTGCCTTCCGGTTTTTCGATATAGGCTTCTAAGTATTCGGCAACGCCCTTTTTACCGAGTACCTTTTGCAGATTCGTGATACCTTCGAGTTCACGCGGTTTAAAAATGTCTTCTTCCTTGTAGCCATTATCAAGTAATGTTTTAGCCGCTGCCTCAGGATCCGTGATAGTACGTCTTGATGTACCTTCCACTAATTTATATCCAGGCCATTGCTTTTCACCTGATAAGGCTTTCTCGTAGGCAAAGTCGTAAACACCTTTAATCCATTTTGTGATTAAGTCTTTCATCGCTAGGATGTCAGATACTTCGCTGTCCGTGAGTAATTGATTGAGCTTGCCCCCATCCTTATAAAAAGCAGTAAGGCAAGTATCAGCTAATGCCCGGCAGGTGTGCCGTGCTTTACAGAAGTTACAGTAATCGCAAGGCGTACATTCGCCCTCACCACGAAAGGCACGCTGTGCGATTGGTTTGATTTCTTCACCCCAATCAAGCAGTTCCTCAAGGGCCATTTCATCGGTAGATATGCTGTCCAGTCTAGGCTGAACGATGGTCATACGGACCGATTTAATGTCATACAGGAACTCGTTTATGTCGTAAGCACCCAACGCGTAGAGCCTCATTTGTGTGTTTTCAATGGCACTCACTGGAACGCCCTTGCCGTACTTCAGGTCAATCACTTCCAGGATGCCGTCCGCTACGATTACCATATCGCCTGTACCAAAGCCATCAGGTACCCACCTAGAGAAGTCGAGCCGTGCTTCAATCATGGCTTCCGCATCAGATGAACGGGCGCGAGACTCGTTCACCTTTTCTTCGCAGATGTCAACATATCGGTTAACGGCTTCTATCATTTCAGTAGAGTAGTCATCAAGCTTAGGCGCTTTTTTACCCTCCAGCTTATGGCGCAGGATTGATTCAGCCAGGTCATGCGCTACAGTACCTTCCGCAGCGTAGGGCGATTGCTCATCAGGGAACATCGCTTCGAGTCTTGCAGAGGGCGTGCATACCAGCCACCTGGCACTACTTGACGCACCTAGTAAGGCGTGTTTCTTAGCCACGGCTATTCACCCATTCCATAATTTGAATACGTTGTTCATCGGTTGCAGATGTTACCTTTTCAGCACCGATGCTATCTAAGAAGGCTTTGAATTCGCCTTTTGCTTTCGTTTTGTCAGCGGCTTTTGCCATTACGTCTTTCACTGCTTCACGAGTTGCTTCAAGGCTTGGTACTTCTACTGCTTTTTCAGGTTCCACTGTAGGTGTTGGTTCTTCTTCCTTAGGAGCAGGTGCTTCTTCTTTAACCTGTTCCTCTTTGACTGGCGTTTCTACTTTAGTAGTAGCTTTTGCTTTTTTAGCCTTAACTTCTTCCTTTGCACGGTCGATAGCATCGGCTTTATCTATAGAAGAACCTACGATAGCTCGGTACAAGTCTTTGATTTCTAGATTTAATTCATTAGCGGTTTCTACTGTGATTTTTAACTCGATCATTGTTTTATTTCCTTTCGGTTTAACGATGTGATATACTTTAAATGGATATTTTTCTATGTGCCCTTTACGCATTGCCGTGCGTGAGGGCATTTTTTTTGTGCCTAAGCATTCATCAGGAATACAGTAATCTTTGTCAGGGCACGTCGTACAATCTTGCAATTTAATCACCGCCCTTCAGCGCACTTAAATCTAATGTTGATCCCTTGTCAGTATTTTGCCACTCATAAAAGTCAAGTCCTGACGATTTTAAAATATCGGCAGCTGCTTTACCTCCAGGTGCGGCATCGATAACACGACGCGCAGATTGATAAGCGTTCTCTAACTTTTCAAGTTTTTCATCATACGGTCTTGCAATTGTATAGAGTAATTTAATCTCATCTTTTGGGCTATCGATTCGCGCCGTCCACAAATTGCTTATCATACGGTTTAACATCACATCACAAGAGACAAGACTTTTTTTGAATGTCGAGCCGTAACCTGCTTTTTCTAGCGCGTTTGCAACCGATTCTGCAGAAGATAATAAATCTTTAAATTTTACAAATAGAGAGCTTGATTCTACGGCGTTTCGCAAAGCTTCTGTTCGTGCGTTTTTCAAAGGCTCATACCTTTTCAAATATTCACTACGGACAAAGTCACGAACTGCCGATTTTGTAATGTTTATTTTTGGCATAATATTCTCCTTTGTTTTACGGGTTGATGTAT